GCTTCTCGCCTTTCCCAAGGCTAAAACTCTCTATAAGAGCCAAAGCAGGTGCGTTGTGTTCCTCGGTGTACCGAGCAGCACTTATGATTATTTTCTGGGCATTTTCTAGATTCCCAGTTGTCGCGGTTTGTGGCATGATTACCTCCTATTGGTAAATATTTTAGCCTAGTCCTGCAGCACGTCTGGCCGCTGCTTCGGTTTGGGGATTTCTAACCCCCGAATTATACTGATCGAGGAGTTCTTCCTCTGAACCTGATGCACTTGCTGCAGGTTGATTAGTATCAAATTGTTGTGACGGAACTCTTTGTTGCTTAAGAGTATTAAGCTCGTTCCTTATCTTTCTGTCTTCATCCATACGCTTTGCCATATTCTCCATTTCCTGTGGATTAATAGATTTATCTAATAAAGGTATGTCATCTATTGTCAGCCCATATTTTTTAGCATAGAACAACGATGCTCTTCTCTTTCCTTCAGCCTCAAGTTGTTGTTGCTGGTATTGTTGTTGCTGAGCTCTAGTATTCTTTTCACGGTTGTAGTATTCAGTGGCTGCATTGCTTGCTTCTTCTCTTGCATAGCCCTTGTCTTCAAGGTCTCTTTGATACTGTTCTGCGGCCTGCTTAAGTTGTTGCTCTGCCTGCATCTGCTGATACTGTTGCAACTGTTGTTGCTGCTGAGCATTTATCTGTTGCAGTTCATCAGCAGAGAACTGTGTAGGTGGCGTGGGTTGTTCTGCAACCGGTTGTTCGGTAGCCTGTGGTTGTTCCGTAGATGCAGCAGTCTCCTCTGCTACTGGTTGCTCAGTAGTTTCAGCTACCGGTTCCTGCGCAACCTGTTCTTCCTGTACCTCGGGCTCCGGGGCAGGTGTCGTATCTACTATCTGTTCATTTTCTGTAACCATATATTCCCTCCATTATCCAAATTTTAGTTACGCTATTCAACATTGTCAACTCTTCTTTCAAATATTTGTTTAGTTATATTTCTGGTTCTTATTATCTTATCTAATGTAGGTTCTGGCAAGAACGGGAATATCTCTTCAGGTATATCATACGCATATGACCCTGCATATATCCAGTTTATAATCTCTTTTTTCTCTTCACGAGAATAATTAGGATCATTCTGAAGTTGAGTAATAAACTTCCATTCTTTTCTGGCATAACTATTCATATCAGTTGCAGTAGCCATACTTTCTCGGAACTGAGAAAGAACCCTAGCCTTATCGTCCATGCGTTCTTCCCTAAAATCTTTAGTTTTTTGTGTAAGCCATCCTCCCCTTTCCATTTCAACACTCATCTCAGTACTATATTCTTTATTAATATCAAAGAACTCACTCATCACCGGACGTTTAATACTATATGGTATTTGTTTAGATAATTGCTCATCGTCAAAGTTAGGATATTCGTTACTATAAAGTTCATGCCATTCACGTATAGTTTTCGTTACACCATCTGGACCTTTAGCATTTAGATCTAATATAAGATTCAAAGCAGCGTCTCTTTTCCCCCGTATTTTATGCGTTTCGCTAGTAGGAACAAGCCCTGTCGTTTTAGTCTCTATCCTTTCCATTTCTGCTAAGGCCTGGCCCTTTGGAAGTGGAGGTATATCCTTAACTGGGCTTTCAAACATCTCTTCTAACTTTTGTTCACGAGTTGTATATGTCCTTGACTTACCATGCGTAGCAGTTATGGCAGCAATAACACTCATGGCAGTTTTATCTGGATATGCTTTTGCAAATTCCCATATATTCTTTGGAATTGCGGTTGTATCATCTACTCCCGCGGCTTCTCTAATCATCATATCTTGCATAGGTTGTGCAAAATTTGTATCCCATATTTCTATTAGTTCATCTCCAAGCATATTCATAAATGTACGATATAGAAGGCTGGATTTATCTAATCCTACAGGGCTGATAGATTGATCTTCTCCAGCTTGATCAGCTTCCAAGAATAAAGACTTGTTTATATCTTCATCCCAAATCATTCTATTTCCCATAAAATCTTCTTTGGTAAATATATAATTGACAATCAACTGCATTAAAGGAGATTGCTTACCTGTTCCCCATCGTGCGAATATATCCATGAAATCAGCAGGAACCTGTTCCCCGGTAGTACTACTTGTTTTCCTTCCATATAATAGTTGCATAAGTTTTCCGGCAACTCTTGTTTGTCCTCCCCACCAATGATCATAATAAGTATTTCCAATTCTTACGTTTCCAAAGTTTGCATCCCATGGATCCCATATTACTTTTACATTCTTTTCTCCCCAATCCATTTCTTCATCTTCTCCCTTACCTAGCCCAAGTCCTCTTCTTCCTCCCTCTAATAAAGATGCCCACATCATGAACTGAAGTCCTCTATATAGGAATAACGCAAGCGTAGCAGCAGTTCCCTGAGCTATTGCTCTGGTCATTTCAGCATGAGCTTTAGAATCTTTTGGTTCAAACTTATGTCTCTGTATTGCTCTTCTTACCATCATGGGTATGAATTCTAGATCTGAAGCAACCTTTCTTATGGAGAATACACCCATATTTGTAAGTGAGTGTAATGCTTTGCTTGGACCAGGATCTCTACCCATATTGTCGATAGGGCCAAGGTTGCCATACCCGGTAAGTATATGAGCCCTTCCTATTATTTCTTTTATCTCTTCATCTGTTACTATTGCTTTGTCTATATTATTTTTCCCATACCATTTTTCTTTTAAATCTTTAAGGTAAAGATATTCTTTTAGTACGTGATTAAATCTACTGGAAGCAGCAAATCCTATAGCCGCATTCTCAGCCTGTGCTGCCGTTGGCCAGAGATGCCTAAATGTTCTTCCTATAAATGTATTCATCAACGGTGCAAGTTCTATATCTTTTCCTGTTGCTCTTGCCGGTATAACTAATCCATTTCTTTTAAATAGGTTATATAAAGAATGAGATTCTATCGCATCAAGAGTTGTATCTACCTTTGCTCCTCCACCCGGCAACCATGCGTGCCAACTTAACTTAGTAGCTGCCCATGCAGTCTTTGGGTCTGTTGCCCACATAGGCCAACCCTGTATTCCGGGGATAGAATTGTCAGGAACAGATGCTAGTGTTTTAAATATACCGAATATATCTACTAAGTAATCCCAACCGTCATATCTATATATATCTATATATGCTTTTTCCATAGGATCAAGAGCATACTTCTTTGTTTTATACGCTTTACTCCCCTTCTCTGCCTTTTCAAAATAGTCAATCATAGTCTGGAATGATTCTCTAAGGTTCTTTGGAACCATATCCCAATTACCCACATATCCTTTAAGTAAGGTTTTTTGAGCTTTTATCTTTGCCCGTACAAGAGGATCTATTACGTCTGCCCCAAATATATCTTGTAATATTCTTAAGGTATATGAACCCGGAATACTAGGATTTTCTTTATCCCACATTCTGTATAGATTCATTTGTAGATTAAGCATGTCATACTGTCCGTTTATAGTATCTCCATATAGGAAAGGATGCTTAGCAGAATTTCTATATATCTCATCTGCAATCAGGGTTATTGTCTTGGGTAGATGACCAGTAAGAATATCTCTTACTCTAAGAATACGGTCTTCACTTACAACCTCACCTCTCTTTTTCAAAACATCTTCAAGTATATCTCCAAAGTTTTTAGATAGTAACTGCCTAGATTTATCCATCTTGTCGCCAGTATCTTTTCCTATTTTTCTCATTTCCATATTGTATGAATCAGAGAATTCACCAGGTCTTTGAGGGCCAAGATCTCTCTTGGCTACATCTACTATTCTTGGGGGTACAGTTCTTTTAATTTCTTTAAGGATATCCGATTGAACCAGTCCCATTTCTTCCATTCTTTCAAATACCTGTTTCATAACGGCTAAGAAGTGATCCTCGTCTTCAAACTCTGCTTCTCTTATTGACCTTTGCATTATCTGCTGAAGAGGTTCGTTGGTCAAAGGATCTTTAGCCTGTAGTCCTGTTTCAGTTCCATTGTTTATATAATTCCACATTGTCTGAAACCCTTCTATTTCTCTTGATGTGGGTTGTTTAGTACCTACCTTTTCAAATACGCTTCTCATCATAGAGTTTTCAGGCATCCATTTGGAAAGTCTGCCAGCTAAAGGAATACGTACATTTGCAAACGGAACATTAGAAATCTTTACTCCGGTTACGGTAGGTATATTCCTTCTAAGTTCTTTAGCTCTTTCAATCGCATCTCGCATACGTTTATTTGGAGTCATAGCTCTACGTATACCAGCACTTATTCCGGGGTCACCTATGAATCTACCAACTGCTCCTATGCCCTTACCCAATCCCTTTATAGCGGCTTTACCTAATGCACCAAAGCCTGCCTCTACAATATCATCTCCTTCAAACGGTACTAACGGACCACCCGGAGGTGGTGGAAGCTGGGGTGGTGGTGGTGGTGGTCTTCCTATACCACCGCCTCCTCCTCTTACTAAATCTACTGCTCTCTGCTCTATTTCTTTTTGATCAGCCGGTTGCCTTGTAAACCCGGGTTTATCTATTATGGCGGGCAAATCTCTTTGTCGCATTATAGGAAGATCTCCTCTATAAGCACCTTCGGTTAATCCCTTTTGCCATCCCATAGCAGTGCCTACCGTCTCTTCTAACAGGCCTCTATCATATGGTAGTTGAGTATAGCCTTCAGCCGCAAGTTGTCCAGATGGAAAATCAAATCGTTCCCATTGCCTCATTTTAGGTTGAAGTTCTGGAGGTACTTGTACTCCTTCCTCGATACCCGCCCTTCTGCCTATTCCTGTACCGTGTGGAGTAAGCATTCCTCTTATCTCTTCTGGCCGAGCATACGGAGATGGAATATCATGGCTTATTATTCCTGAAGATTCAAGCCCTCTACCGGGTTGCGGAAATGCCTTAATGGGTTTTCCTCCCGGATTAACTCCAGCTCTATAAAAAGGAGTTCTTCCGTATGATTGCGTTGGAAGGAAATTTTCTTCAACGTCAAACTGGTCACCAAATATAGTATATTCATCTATAAGAGCTTCTGGATCATATTTCTCACCGTAGGGTCGTGGAGTCATTCCCCGTAAAATATCAGTGGTTTCATGTAATCTTCTGACCTGTTCTTCAGGTAAGTTCCCAAGAGACATACCTGCTATTTCACCGGGAATTCTTTTAGTCTTTGCTGCCTTGAACCCTGCTGACATTAAGAAAGAGGTAGAGAAGTTCTCATGTACAACCGAATTTAAAAACCTAGCTATTGCAGAATCTCTCTGGGTGGCATAGTTTGAAAATTCTTTTATTTCATCTATATAAAAACTTTCTATTATTTCACGTAATTCAGAACTGTCTCTACCCGGAGGAACAAGATCTAAAAGGAATCCCTGTGAAGCAAATCGTGCACCAATATCATCTAATGCATCCTTAAGATTCCGACCCGTATACCCCGGTAACTGTATGTACCAGTCTGGCCTATGCACTGGCATTAATTCTGAATACCACAATGCTCTAATGTTATCTCCTCGATTATCCATATATCCCATACCAGGCCCAAGTTCCGGTTGAGCTCCTTCCCCCTGAGATACAATCTGCGTAGTTGAATCAAAAAAGTCACCACCTTTACGATGGTTATGCCCTAGTGTCAGCCAACCGTTTCTAAAATGTTCCATGTTCAAGAACTTAAGTGGTGGACCATAATCATTTTCCATATCTGGAGGAAAATATAAATTCTGTGCGTCTTCCCCTAATATATGATCCCAGTGAATACCATACCTAGCCTGCATGGCATTTGTTTGGCCAATAATCTCATCTCCAGTCTTCAAATCTGTAGTTCCTTCCATCCACCTACCCGTACTACTGTCATAAAAGACATCAAAATTACCATGGTCACTTTCTGCTAGAAAGTGGAATTTTGGATCGTCTAACTCAAGCAGAGCATTACTATTATCTACAAGGACAACCTCTCCCTCTTTAAATCCCGGAGATGTATCCCCGGCTGCATGCCTATCTGCTATCATCTTTGGACGGAATACTACTCTAACTCTAGGTATAAATGTTCCTTCTTCTGACTGTAATCCATGTACTCTGCTTTCTATTGGTCTACCACCCACGGTACGATATTGTACTGCACGTATAGCTTCATCAGGAGAAAGTTCCTTGCCCCTAAAATGTGGTATATTTGAAGTTCCCGCCATAAGATCGTTCAGAAGATTACGTGTAAGTCTTTCAATTTCTATGCCCATATTATTGGCTGCATCTGCACCCTCTGGCCCCCATCTTATACCGGAAGGCCTACCCGGGCGGGTTAAATATGGGATATCACCGGCTCCCCTTGTTTGACTTTCAATCGGCCGTAACCCAGAGGGTATTTCGTCTGCCCACATATAATAGGTCATAGCACTGCCATGATCATATACATCATTTTTATACTGTATGGAAGATATAAATCCACTTTCGTTGGGATGCGTAGGAGGATATATGTTATCTAAAAAATAATCTACAGCATCTCTGAATTCTGTACTTCTTTCATAATCGAGTATGAACCTGTCAAGCCACTTTTGGCCTTGTGGTGTTAGGTTTCCTAATAGAGGACCTTTTCTTGTTTGTTTCCCTGCCATGTCATGAATGGCTCCATCATGATCAAAAAGATTAAGTAATGCCTCTTCCGGTGTATCTCCGAGTATCATTCTGAGTCCGACTATTTTGCCGGCCTTTTCAAAATCAGGTTGGCCTTCATAACGAACCGCAGTTCCCCAAGGAACTGCCCTTTCAAATGTAGTTCCAATATGTGTACTGGCATTTAGACCAAGCCCCGCGATGAAATCTCCTATCCTGCTAGGATCCATAGTCATTTCTCTAGTAAGATCCATAATAGACCATGGATTATTTACCCACTTTTCTGTTGTTCCTACATAAAGAGGTACAATACCTGTAACCACCTGCCTAACCGGTGGGTTTTCGTAGGGCTCATCTCTTTCTAATCTTCCTGTATATATATCGGCTTGACTCTTTAAAGGTATAGGCTGATCTCTTTTAGTTGGCAGTAGCCCCATCTTTTGTAATTCTACATATTGAGGGCTACCCTCTTGGTAGACCTTGGCCAGGTCTACACCTTTTATTTCGTTCTTAAATAACTTTCTTGAAATATGTTTGTATAGAGTATCGTTACCATACACGGGAGAAGTATATGACGGGTCTCCTCTCTGTGGTACTTTAAGAGCCGTCACTCCTTCATCTTCTTCTCTTTTTAACTGAGCTGCTCTCATCCTTCTTATCTCTGTAGGATCCCATACTTCAATTCCTCGCTCAACTCTTCTCGGTGTATCTACCACGTCAAACTCTTCTGGTACTTGCAAATTCATATATTCTTCATCAGTCAAATTAAATCTTTTTTGAAATGATTCTTGTGGTCCCAACATAGACCTCTGAAAGGCTTCCATCAATTCTTCTTCGGTAGGTTCTACCCTTGGTCCCATCATAGCTGCACGTGGACTTTTACCCCGGGGAGTTGGAAAGGTTATATATAACCTATGAGGCTTTACTCCGAATCTACCACCGGATTTAAATGTAACAGAATCAAATCCAAGCTCAGACAAGAAGTCTAAAGGAGTTGTTCTGTATTGCCATCTGGAATAATTGGTTGTCCCTTGAACATCTGTTTGTTCTCCTATTTCCATACCTTTCTTTCCAAACTTATCCTGCTCTCCCCTAAGCATTTCAATCGTTTCATTTCCTAGCCTGTTATATGATCTATGTCCTGTTAGTTTTGTTATAAATTCATATAGCTCTGCGTTTGTTTCTATTGAATCAATCGAGGTATAATTCTTGTCTTCATATGGATTTTTATATGGTCTTATCTTTCCCATCCGTTGTTGTATCTCTGAAGATATAGAGGTCATATCCGTTAACATTTTTTGTCCGAATATACGTTCTAAATCTACATCCCATCCAAATCCACCTTGGCCCAAATTAAATCCTGCAAAAGGAGAGCCTTGTTCTATAAATAATTGTCTGGCAGGATCCGGAAGCATACCCTCATAATCTGGACTTAATGGATTCTCTCCTACTGCTGGCCTTGATGCTCTTCTAAATGTACTGAATGCCTCTTGCAATATTTCTGTTGGTATATCTTCTGGAACATTAAGTATATTTCTAATGTTTGGATCCATTATATCTAAAGACTCATCTCCATATGTATATAAAAAATTTCTGATTGCTTTTATCGCAACAACTTGTTCTTTAGACATATGGAAAGACGTATCTGTCATTTCAGAAGCCATATCCAGCCAAGTATTAAAAGCATCATCGAATCTCTCGGAACGAATTTGAGCGGGATGCTTCCACATATTCTTTAAAGAATCATCCATCATATCTTTTAAACTAAATGTACCTATCTCTACCTCTCCGGTATTTAAAGCCTTGGCTACTGCATATAGGTCATGTCTTAAATCAAGTGCTCTTAATAATTGAGTCATCCACGTAACTCTTGCTATGTGCCATGCCTCCATCATATTAAGCTCTGGGTTTGCCTCTAACCCTGCCATAAGTACGGGGTATTCATTTTCTACATAATAATCGTTCAGAGTCTTGGGGTCACCCATGTCATAGATATCATCCCAAAGACGACCCTTTGGATTCTTAAGCCAATTTTCTCTAAATGCATGCCACCTATCAGAAGTAAGGTTATGTATAGAAAGCTTTTCAAACCTTGCACGCATTCCGGGGTTTAGGCCTTTTTTAAACTCGTTTATCCTCTTTACAGCCAGATGGGGTGCAAGGCTTGGCACTGACATCCACTGACCTCTCTGGTGCATATCCTCATCAGTATATCCGTGGAACTCTTTTAGATACTGTTGACGGTATTTAATCATAGGCCCTTTTGCCCATCGTATATGTGAAGTATCTATACGAGCTATTTCTTCTGGAGACTTTCCTTTTCTACTAGAATCCAATCTCCGTTTAATAGTATTAATAACAGGCTTGACTTGTGATTTTCCTGCCATGTCAAAAGATTTTGTTAGATTTAAATAAGCAGTCCTGTCATCTTGCTGAAGCGTTCTCATAGATGCTTCATAGTCTGCCTTGTTTATGAACTCAGGAAGGCCTGTCTTTTTATTTATAGTTCTTGATATCCAGTCTTCTTGAGCTGGCGTGAACCTCTTTATCATATCCCTCTTGGCTTTTATTGCCTTAAGATCTAATTCTGTCAATGTCCTGAATACCATAGGATACGGAAAGTGTTCCATCGCTTCAATTAAATCAGCAGGTACATCAGGATATTCCTTTGTAAAGCCCCATACCTGTTCAAAAGGTATGATAAAAAGATCATCTCCGTTTCCGTTCATGAGATGGTTTAATTCCCAGTAATATTCCCAGTCGCCCATATCCCTACCAGTAAGAGATTCCGGGTCTCGTTTAAAGGTTTGCGTGCCTTGTTCAGATATTCCTGTAACTGGAGATTTAAGCTGAACCACAGCTACCGTTCCACTTTCTATCGCCTTTTTACTTTTGGGGTTTACTGCTATCTTTTCAGGAAGAGCTAAGGTTTCTCTTCTAACCAATGGACTTGCTATATTAACATATGGAAGTACGTCAGAAGGTTCAGTCGCTCTTTTAAATGGAGGGCGTGCTTCTGTTGGAACCAGTGGTCCACCGGCTTGAGGAGCTACATATGGCAATGCATCCAGTGTTCTCCAGTTTGGGCCGGGAGGTTCAGGAGCATATACAACCACCTCTCTCCATTGCCCTTCAATAATATCATCGCCCAGGTCTTCTATATCAATTATACTAGGGGATACATCTATTGCTTTTTCCTCATAAGGAAGAATACCTGTTTCGATACCTTCCTCCTTTAAAGTTTCTGGAGTCTTACGTGGAATCATTCTATCCTGTGTCGGACCTGGTTTAAGTTCAGGGTCGATTATATCTTTAGTCCCTTTCCCGGGTCGATGGCTCCATGTACCATCCTTATTTCTTACCATTGCATCATCTGCAGGAACCCACCTTCTAAAGAAATCACCGCTTATACCATGTTGTTTCTTCCACTGCGTATACCAATCTGCTTGCTCTATAGTCTTTTTAAGTCCTGCGGCGGTTTTTTCTCCAGCCTTAGTTCTTGCAAGAAACGCTGCTCCTTCCGTTATTCCTCTTAAGTTTTCTACTCCAGCCCACTTTGCTAGTCTTCCAGCTCCACCTAGGGTTTTACCTACAATAGGCCCTGCGGCTATATCTGCCGGCCACCAGAATGGATTGGGCGTGTCAATCATAACCTCCATCCACCAAGGAGAACTTTTCTCGTATGCTTCTCCTCTCCACTTTCTTTCCCATGCTCTAATAGATAACTTCTGGGCTTTTGGAATATTTTCAAACGAGCCGTGTTCTTCTATGGCTTCGTTCCACATATTCTCGACTTTAAGTTCTACTTTTTTAGATCCTTGATGTACTGCCTCAGAACTATGTTTATCAATACCACTAAGTCCTTTAGAAGCAGGAGTTATGGCTTGCCCATGCCCTAGGTCGGTAAAGGGTTGAGGACTATCTAATGGCATACCTGAATTAGGATCTATAGGTTGAGGAGGAAACTGTCTTTCTCCCATTTCTCTCTTTCTTTGCCTAAGCCGTTGACGTTCCTCATATGTCTTATCTCCAATCGGACCAGCAGCGTCAACCAGACCTGCTATAAATTTACGTCCTTCTAGCCCAAAAGATTGGGCCTGGTCATACCAAGCCTGTAAATCAACAGTTCGTGCAGTAGCACCTGTAGAAGGAGAAAGTAATCCGAAAGGCAGAGGTACTTTATTTAAAGGACCCCAAGTCTGAATACCTTCTCCGTAATTTATTCCAGATACTGGGTCAACGAATTTACCAGTGGGTTGTGGTGGTGGTTGTTGTTTCTTTTTACTATCAGATTCTAATAGATCCAGATAGTCTTCAAATGAATCGAGTACACCTTTAGGTTTTCCGTTAGGGTCAGCCATGCTATCTCCCTAGAAATATAACTGTCGTGTTCGTGGTGCGTATGTACTTGTATATCCACCGCCTCTCATCTGAGGAGACGTGGACGTATATCTTTCCATGAATGGATTCGTATCTTCAAGCCAAGTATAGAACGGGGTATAGTCTCCCTGTTTATTATCCCTGACTAAACTTCCTAGGTTTCCCAAGTACTGATTATATATATCCGAGAAGCTACTCTCATATGTACGTTGAGCCGCAGGGGATTTTAATCCGTATCTGGCCGACTGGTCATAGCCGGGCTGATCGCTATAGTAAGCGGCCTCTGGGCTATACTCAAGAAACTCCATCCAGCCTGTACCGGTAGGACCAAATCCACCCCACGCTTCTTGTGGGTCAAATCCTTTGCCTAATAATCCATTGGACATTATTACCTCCAGTTAGCAAACGCAGTAGCACCTGGTCCCATTTGACCGGGTTGAGCACTAAATCCACCGCCTGCCATATAGTTCTGTACTAATCCTAATCCTGTGGATCCCGGGTTAGCCAACAGATATGCATTCATCTGTTTCTCCAAAGCATCTCTTCGGAACTTATTCATAGGGTTCCACATATCTTGACCCGACAGTCCTTCTGCGCCATATATTGTATTCTTTGCATCTTCCAAATCCATAGAACGCAACACATCTCCTCTACCTATATGCCATCCGGGGTCACCTTCTACTCCACCTACTCCTACATTAGCAGCAGTGATCTGCGCAGCTCTATCTGTCATATTCGTACCTCCCCACCCTGCTACTCCGGGTATATATGTAAAGCTTTGACTTTCGGCGGGAGATGAACCTACAAGATTAAACCCCATTGCATCTGCTTGAGATGGCTCCAATGGTTCCTCTCTTATAGTTATGTTGCCACTTGAATCTACATATCTATATCCTCCGGGTGCTCCTGTCCCTGCTATTGGCGTTCTTGTACCCATAAGTGCACCGCCCTTACCCCAATCAGTTAACATGTTTTGATAATCTTGCTGACTAATTCCCTGTCCTAGTCGGTTTGTTGCCCAAGGGGTAAATCCCTGAAGTAGTTCTGGCCGTTGTGGTGCTCCTACTCCTCCAAAGCCTTCCCCTACCATCTGTTCTCCAAAATAAAGTGCTGATAGGCCGGGAGCCGCACCGGCTTGCATAGACTCAGCAAAGCCTCCAAAGGCTCCGGCGGGTGCTTGCCCTGCTATATCTAATGCCGAGTAATATCTTAAACGCTGATCAGAAGATGCTGCTATCTGGTATTGTGCAGGAGTAAGATCTTGATAATTTGTAACTCTTCCCTCTTTATCAAATCGAACTCCTCCATACTCCCAGTACCCACCATCTGGTAAAGTACTGTCTTCAATCCATCTTACATTAAAATTTATATGGGCCGGTCTTGTGGGTGCTGTTGCCATTGCTTGCCTCCTGCTTTATTTTGCGTTAACGAAATCAGATATACTTGAATGTGTCCAGTTATTTTTCCTTGCATCATTTATAAGCCCTGTAGATATAATACGAGATGCTTCTGCTGGAGCACCCGGTATTATCTGGTCTGCATTACTTGATATAGCCACATTATAATCCTGTGGATATTTAGTTCTAGCATGATGTTCTAACACCTTAATATTTCTTTCCATCACTCCAGGTCTATGTACTCTATCATATGTTGATGCATCAATCATTGCAAGTAGTCTTATAGTTTTATTGACATTGTCAAATATATTTGACTTTTCAACCATATCTGTAATCTGATCTTGAGGAGATTTAGTACCGGGCTCAGGTAGTGGATCTAAAGCCATATCATAAGTATAAGGAACTTCCTTTTCTACAGAAAGATATTTATCTACTAATCTATTTGCCTTACTTTTAGAAGTCTCTGCTCCCCACTCCGGCATTTTACCGGAGGTATAATTCATAAGGTAGTCATAATAAGATGCATCTGTATCTCCAAGAACTCTATCGTAATCGTACATCATGTCTATATATCCACCAGACTTAACTAGAGATGCAAAGTGTTGTTTACCCATAGGATGTATTGCACTAAAGTGAGGAGTAGCATAGTACTTACTTCTATCAGAGTTTTTTACATTACTATCCATCTGGGTAACTATAGGATCTATCTGTGTAGTAGTTGGCTGTATAGATGGATAAAGAATATTTCTTAATTCAGATTGCTCCTTCATGACATCATACATAGTTAGGGCAACCTTCTCGTAATTATCATATTTTAATTTAGTATCTGGGTCTAAAAGATTATACTGTTCTGAACCGGGGTATGCCATTGCAAAGTTTGGATCCAGTGCGATTCTTATTTGATTCATGATTTCTTCACGTGTAGCAGTAACATCTTGTTCATTAAACAATCTATCTGCATTAGACCAGTCAGCATTCGCAAAGGCAGACGTTTCCCAAAAGTAAGGTCTCTCCTGAACACGTTCTATTCCATTCGGCAAATCATTTACCAGGTCTCTTATCATTTCTCTTTCATCGCTGAACTTGGGGTATCTACCCAAGGAATGAAACATCGTCCTTGCAAATAGGTTGTGTTCTTGTTCCGGAGGATTGCCATCATATCTTGCAAGATAGTTTTCATATGCTCTTGTCAGTATAGACTTTAACCTATGGTCGTCTTCTCCGGTTTTAAACTGTTCATCTTGAGGATTATCCAAAATCATAAATAAACGCCTAAAAAGTTCCTGAACTACTGGATCTAAAGCAGGCATCCTATCCTCCCGGACCTATAAGTCCCATCCGTGCAAGTCTTTCTTCTTCAGACATAGCCCCGGGTCTTGGAGTACCGGGTGGTACTGCCGGTCCCATCGGTGGTACAGGCATCGGAGGTGGTACACCCATAGCCGCATTAGGCATAACCTGTGGAGGCAATCCCGGAGGTCCTCCCATCGGAGGCATCATGCCGGGCTGACCCATCTGTGGTTGCTGAGGCTGTGGAGGCATGAACGCCTGCATCATAGCCTTTTGTTTTTCATGTAGTATCATAAGCATTTCACCGAAATAGAGTTTAGCAAGATCGGGTCTGCCTCGATTCTCAAGGCTCTGTAGAATAGTCATGAGCTGTGCTTCAGGCAGAGCTCTTTCGGCCGCCTGCTCTTTAAGTGCATCATCGACCTGGTCTGCATCCTGCATACCCAGTATCATATCTCTGATAAAGATATCTGGCAGTAGAGGAGTCTCGCCTTCTCTGGCTATCTGTGCCTGACTCATCTTGGACATATCGTCCTGTGGCAACTTAGATACCAGTTTGATTTCAGGCTCCCCGCCACGCTTGACTATATTAGGAGTAATCTCCTGTGAGAAGTATGTCATGTCCTGCATCTGCCCGCTCACCTCTATAGACTTGAAGCTACCCGATGCGTACTGCTCAGATAGAATAAGGAATATACTTCTGTATGCTTTTTCAAGTGCCTGTGTTCTAGGAGTTAAAACAGATTCTACGCCCTGCCTAAGTGTATTGATAGCATATCCGGATAGTTGGAATTCAAGCTGGCCGTATACAGAATGAGGCAGAGAACCTCTTTGGAGTTCTCCACTCATCATACTCATGAAGGCTCCTGCTTCTTTTGACATCTCAAGCATGCCTAGAGGTTCTACCTCTTCTCCCTGAGCCAATGCTATCTCTGTTCCTTCTTTATAAGGATCTTCTTCTAATGTCTTCATGCCGTCTTTAGACTTAACCTTAAGTCCCTGCTTTCTGCTTCTTGCTGTAAGTTCAAGCATAGTAGATAGCATAAAGTTATTATCTTCATAGTTGACTCTATTTGATTTAAATATACTTTCACCGACATCTGCTATGGCTTCATTGCCTATAACATCTGACTGTATAAGTGGAGTAGCACCTACCATACCTAGGAATACAGGAACTCCGTTATGACCGTGCTTGGTTTTTTTCTTTAAAACCCTGTCATCCATCACAACATAGTTGTCTTCTCTATCATAGAAGTCGTATACATCCACACCGTTTTCATGTACGCCATGCATGGTATTATCTACCTTCACACCGTATTGTTCTTTTATTTCTGATGCAGTCTTTTTAATCTTATAGCAGGCCCACGTAAGGCCTGTAGATGATTCGCCCCAGTATGTATTTATAGGATCCCAAGGTGTTATATCTACATTAGTAGACCCATCTTCTTCTTTAACAAGGAGAGCTCTACCGGCATACCATCCTCTTATAGTGGTATACCAAGCAAGTTGGTCACGTACTCTTGGAGCCATTCTCATACATAGGGTATCGTCTGCGGCACGGAGTATTCCTATCAGGAATCTTTCTGTATCGTTATTTATATCTCTCTGCTCACGGTCATCACCGTTTACAGGGATTCTTATAATAAGTTCTGCACTTGTCAGGAAGCTTATTACCTTATCTGCAAATACCTGTGGTTCGTTACTGGTATAAGACTGATATCCGTCACCTGCATCGTAGGGATCCAGTCTATACAGCCGATGATCTTTATCCATCCTGTCCCGCATGGGGTAGGTTGAATCGTGGTGGTCTTCTACAAGGTTGATTATCTCTGTTGGTTTTCTTCTTGCCATTATCGCCACCTTTTGACTTTGATTGTATCTCTGCCAACAATATATCCGTAGCCATATCTTTCGACAAGTCCATAAATCAAAGCTTTTATGCCGTGATTGTTCTTATCTTCCGGAGTTTGACCTACAACATTACCTTCTCTATCAAACTTCCACCTATAAGTTCTGGTCTGTCCGTCAAAAGGAGAAGGAACTACACCGAATTCACTTAAAACTCCTAAACATTTACTATTTATCATGATATTTGGTTGCTTTGATACAGGATCTGGCTTTAAAAATGATTTTAAACGCTCGGTTCCATCATTTATTTTAACTTTTTCTGAAGAAAGGTACAATCCCGTCTCTTTCATCCAGATCTCTGCGGGGGCCGGCATGGCCTGGTGCTGATAACCTGCAACGTCTATCACTCCGAACTGTACATCCTTCCACCAGAGGCGGGATTTACAGATATCTATCATCTCTTCTGTGACAAGGCCTCGTTCATAGACTTCATCTATGACCATGATCTTATCTCCCACTACCTGAATCGCTTCTATGGCATAAGCTCCGGCATAACCGGGGTCCATCCATATATGAACAGGAAGTCCTTCTTCGTATTCTACATCTCCAACATGTATATCTGCTCTGAACTCAGGAAACACCAGTCCTTTAGGTGGAGACGGTATACCCGCTATCCTTTCCATAAAGAAACTATCTGATGCTTCTCTTTCCAACTTAAGTATCTCGGGATCTTCTCTTCCCCCGGGATATAGGTGCTGATTTGTATAACTGGGTAGAGAGAAACTCTGCTCGTCTTCTCCGGGAATCTGCCAAGAGGTAAACAGTTGTGGATACCAACCTAGGCTACCTTCAAATGTTCCACCAAGAAACAGCCATCCACGTTTAGGTGCACACCTGCCACGCAGTCTGAAGAATGTCTCCAGGTCTAGCTGACTGGCCTCGCATCCGATAATACCATTCGGGGCACGCATAGCCAGAGTTCTGGGATCTTTAGCTGATTTAGTCTCTATCCTAGTACCATCTGCGAGTACTATCCTGCCCGGGTCTACCCTCTTGCTGGATTCTTTAAGTACACCCAGCTTGGCAAAGTCCTCAACCAGATACTCGAACTCGGCTCTGGTACGTTCATAGTCTGCTGCAACCAACCAGTACAGACCAGGATCAGGAGTCTCTGCAAACCTAGATAACAGGTATTTACTTGCTATCATCGACTTACCGGCCTGCTCACCGCCGGCTACAAGTATGAATCTCTTTCTGCTTTCAAGTATAGGTTTCTGTGCCTCGGTAGGCTCAAACCCTATGACCTTGTATATATATTCCCCTACATTAGTTACCGTCTGAGTTGCCATTCTTTAAGCTCCCAAACTTTTCGCTCAAGGCTTTCTTCTCTTCTTCATATTCCAATACGGTTTTCTGTGCACTGGTGTTCTTAACAGCCTCTGCTTTTTTAGATTCACTCTTTATATCAGAAGAAACCTTCCTAAACTCTGCAAGAAGATCTCTGGCTTCCCCGGAAGTTTCAGTTGCACCCTTGTATTTCTCCGGTGCGTTACCGTTAAGAAGAAATATAAGAAGGGTGGGGTTAGCCTTATAGTCCCTCTTTTCAGCCATCTCTTTAACCAACCCAAGGGCTATATCTTCAAGTGCCTCTACAAATCCCTTCCTAGCCTCTTCAAACCTCTTGGCAAATTCTGGATCCCTCTTTATCCACTTGTTCACCCTATCTCTTTTTATTCCTATAGCATTAGCCGCCGCACTTATAGTTCCTGCGGTGGGATATACTTTTAAAAAGGCTTCCTGTCTCTCTTGGATAGTAATATTGTCCTGCATAATTAAAAATAATAACCTAGACATTAATAAATCGCAACTGTAAACTCAAATCACCGGGGGTTCCCTAAGTCGGATCTCCTCCTTCGTGCTGACCGCATAGAGCCGACTTCCTTCATGCCCCCGGCTATGATATAATCCGCTGAACCGGGGAGTTGAAGGAATAGAACGATACAGGTTGCACTCCATACCTCGTTCGTCTCCCAAACTTTTACCAAAAGATAAAACGCCACACTCCCCGGTGCCTCACGTGCGTGCGTAAGATGTACATGTACATTATTTACAATTCCAATTTACTTAAGTAAATTGCTAATTGTAAATATCAGATGTATATAGTACTATTAAGAGACGGGGGGAATCAGGGGTTGTTTTACACAGATGTAAATTATTTACAGGATAGTAATTATCTCTCGCTACTGTGTAATGCAACCCTGATCCTTTTATAAAAAATAATCTGTCATGGGTAACCAGAAAGAAAAAAGAGAAAGCCTAAGCCATACCCCCCTCCCCTCACAACCCCAAAAGCACCATAATTGGCTAAACAACCAACACCACGAGCACCAAGACCACACCACCCAACACCCCCCCACCGGACACCACGCACCCTACATCACCACACCACCTTGCAACTAGCACCATGCACTGCCCCCACACCTCATCATCCC